CCGATGCCGAACGTGGTCGATGGCGCGGTTAGGGTCGAAGCCGCAGCGCCAGCCCAGGAACCGAAGTTCTGGTTATTAATATTTTGGTCCACGAACCATTCCATCCCCGCGGAGTCCGTGCCCATGCGCCCGCTGCGGTACTGGCTGCTGATCTTGTCCTGCGGATTGAATAGGCCCTTCAACGCATCGACAATCGTTGCCGAGGTGAACTGCTCAATGCAGACCGTGCGCGTGCGGTCTTTTGGCGTCGCCTCGGCCGTCAAAAACGCTCCCGCGGTCAGGTAGGTCAGAAGCGAAGTCGGCGGCGTACCGGGCACGCCTACGATATTGGCGACGGAGTTTTTCGCCATTTGCAGGCCGATGAAGTCCACGCGGTTTGCCACTGCGGCAACGGCGGGCACGATGACATTTTCGCTGAATGCGCCCAGAGACAGGCGCAGGTCTTTCGTCGTAAAGGCCACATCGACGTGAAACTGATCGCCATACTTTGTCGGATCGCCCACTACCAGCGGAATGCTGGTCTGGTTGAAGTCCTCCACGTTCAGATTCGGCCCGGATGTACCGATGAATCGAGGCGGGCGCCTAACGTTCAGCGTATCGCCGATCTTCGCGCCGTCAATGGCGAACGAATCGTCGTACTGGCGCGTCACTTTGCTCGTGAACGTGAGCTCGTTCTGAAGCACCATGAGCGCCTCATTCGTAATCATCGAAATCGTGAGCAGCGTATCGACGGCGTATAGCTGCAATCCGCTCCACGCGGCATAGGATTCGAGCCAGACGCCCAATGGCGCCAACAATCTGAGCAGCATTTGCATGGATTTCTCCGCGAAATTAAAAGTGAGCGGCATTGCACCGTCTCTGAATCTCGTGGAGACTTCATGGGCGCCTGCGACGCTGGCGAGGCGGCTTCGGATGACGACTCGAAGCGGGCGAGGTGTTCCCGATTACAGTCGGTTGGCTGGCCTGGTTGCGTTCAGGCTGGCGAAATGTTGCGGATTAACTTACGCTTATGCCGTATAGTTGTCAAATTTCCGTCATTTCCAGTCTTTTAGAATTGCTCTGAGCAAAATCAACTGCGCCAAAACCAGAAAAAGAAAGAAGAGCAGAATCCAGTTCATTTGATCTTGCCCGACCGTCTGGCCGCGGCCCATTCCTCAGGCGTGCCAAGCCAGTTGCCCTCAGCATCGAATTTCAGCCCAGGTACGGCAGAACCGCCCTTCAGTGGACTGATCGGCGCTGGCGCCTTGCTGATTTCCGCCACGGTAGCAGCGCCCGCAGCGCCGTTTCCGCTTTTGGCTTGCGGCTTGCCCGCGCTCCCGATCTTGTCCTCGAGCTTGCCGAATTCTTTCAGCATCGCCTTGATACTGAGCTTGCCCATCGCCTCGGCAACCTCAGGATGCTCGGCAAAGTGGTACAGAATCTGCGGCCCGACTTCGGATTCGATGATCGCGTCGCGCATTTCGTCAGAAACCTTGACCGAGCTCGCCTCAACTTTCTCGGCATAGTCCGGCAAAGCGTCCTGCGCAGCCTTCAGGCGGGCATTCCACGCCTTTGTAGCCGCTTCCCGGTCCTTGGCAGCCTGCTCGGTATCGCGCGCTGCCTTGGCCTCGTTTAGCGCCTTCTGCCCTGCCCATTCCTTCAGCGCTTTGGCGTACTCGGCCATGTCAGTGAATTGCGCCGGCTGCGGTTCCGGTCCGATTTCAGTGGATCGCGGCGGTTCGTATTTCGCCCTCAACTCGTCGCGCTCTTTTGCCGCCTTGGCCGCCTCTGCGCGGGCATCTTCGGCATCCTTGGCGGCCTTCGCCACCTTTTCAGCAGTCGCAGCCTGGATTTCCTGCTCTTTCAAGTGCAATCTGTAGCTGAAATCATTCTTGCCGACGAATTTACCTTTGAAAAAGACCTTGCCGTCCTTTTCGTCGCCCTCGCGGGGCTGCTCCGCCGCTGCTTTGTCAGCAGCTTTCTTCGCTTCCAGCTCTGCCAGTGCCGCAGCGCCCTCGGCTTCAGGGTCTGGATTCTCGTCCGTGGTCACCCCGGCCGGCGGGCCGAGTTGCTGCGTGACGAAAGCGTCGAAGTTCTCTGACGTAACGAGCGTGACGTCCGGCTTGCCCTCGACTGCGCCGATGCGGGCAGGCGTTTCCTGCGTGGTTTGGACTGTTTCCGTTGTCACTGCACCGCACTCCTATCAGCCGCCGCGCTCGCTTTGTCCGCCGTTCGCTCATCAATGCGCGCAAGCAACAAAGCGGTTTGCGCCTTCATTTCCTCGATCAGCACCTTCGTCGCGTTGTTCTTGTCCGATTCGCGCGTATCCTGCGCGGCCCAAGTCTCGGTATCGTGGGCTGCCGTGGTCGCAGTAATCAACGTGCGCCGGGTAGCCGCTTCTTGTTTCATCTGTTCAAGCTGGCCCTTGTACTTCAATTCCTGCGCCATCGCCTGCATCTGCTGGCCGGCCTGCTGCAATTGCTGTTGTAGCGCCTTGATCTGCATCTGGGCGCGCGGCGGCACGTCGTCTTTCTCGTCAATCTGCGCAAGCGGATTGGCGGCGGCAAGACGATCGGCAATCTGATCCGCGCCGTTGAAATCCATCTCGCGCACGATTAAGTCATCGCCGGTAGCGGCAATCTTTTCGCCGAGCGGCGTATTGAGCAGTTCAAGCATTGCGGACGCGCCCTCCTGCCGCCTGGTTTCGTATCCCGGCCCGGTCTGCATCACCACATCGTATTGACCGACGGTGACATCATTCAGCACCTTGACGATCGCATTGCCCTGCTCATCCTGCGCCTGCGTTTTCTGATTCAGCGTGATAAGTTCGTCGCGGCCGTCTTCGCCGATGATCCGCATCACGCGCTGCGTATCGTAGACCACCGGGAAATAGCTGAGCATGATGCGCCACGAATGGCAGATGCTGCGCGTAAGGTTGTCGTAGCCGTCAAAGTTTGTATTTTCAGATTGGCCGCGCTCCGCATTCAACGTTTTGTCGGACTTGTGCTGTGCTCCGCCGCGTACTGCCGGATCAAATACGCCCATCACGCGAGATAAGTTCTGGCTCGCCATGAATGCCGCTTCGATAAAGCCCTGCGGCGGCATTTCGGCCTGCACACGCTCAGGTGGCGGAGCGGGCTGCCCGGCGAGGTCCGTTTGCTTGTAGCGCAACACCGGATTGGCGGACAGATTCGCATTCTTGAATTCGATCTCGTGTCCTTCGTCTTGCCCTTCTGCAATCAGCCATTTCGCTTTCGGGGCGAGTGCAAGCCATTCCGTGATCGCCGTTTGCCAATAGTTATTCATCCGCGCCGGGTCCATCGCGTCGTAGACGAGGCCGCGCAGAATGCGCTTACCGTCAATGATGACGCTCGTCCAATAGACCGGCACGATCGGAATCCAGCGCCCCGGCAATTCCTTTTCCTCAAGGATTTCGAATGCCGACTGCTTGCACCAGCGCACCGTGCGCTTGAAACTTTGGCGATCGCCCTGGATAGTAAGGCCGGCGGCGGCGAGCACGTCGGTTGTTGGCAGACGGTCCGCCCATACGTTCATCCCGTTCGAGAGATAAACCAATCTCGCGCGCACGCGCTCAACATAGAAATATTCTGCGAGCCGTATCTCGTGGTCAGTAATCCAGTCTGGGTCGTTGTTGCCGGCGCCATTTTCATTAAAGCCCGATTCGAGCGCGTCAGGATATTGCTTGCGGAACACCGTTTTCAGCATCAGGTCCGTAATCAGCGCCTGCTCCGCGTCCGATCCGTCAGGCAGCTTGCTGTGCGGATCGAACGACACGGTAAAGGGGTTGTCGATCGGATCAATGAAAATATCCTGGAGCCTCGAATCCTCGCTCACGTAATCCGTGCGCAGGCGCCAGTAGCCCCACCCCATCGTTGCCGCGAAGTCGAACGCCGTGTCGTAAGCGTAATCGGCATCCGAATTCACTTCGACGTGGTGCCCGAGGCCGGTCACGATCTTGGCAACCTTTTTATCGGCAAAGTCATCAAGAGGACTTGCCTTGCCGCGCGGCCGTTGCTGGCGCTGCGCGTTCGTCACCTTTTTTACATACGTATTGGTTTCATTGATGGTGAGCTGCGGGCGATCCAGTCCGCGTGATTGAATAGCAAGCTTATGCCATTGATCGCCGAAGCGGAAACGCAATGCCTCAAGGCCGGCGGAACGATTGTGCGACTCGGCTTCGTTCGCCATGCGCATGAATTCAATCGCATCAGACGGATCAGCGCTCATACTTCACCTACAAACTCACCGTAATACTTGATCCGTGCAGCCATTGCCGCTTTGTGTGCTTCATGCGCATCATGAAAATGCCCAAGATATATACTTTTCCCATTGTAACCGATCAGCGCAACATAAGGCGGCCCATTGCCATTGGTTTCATAGACGCCCTTGTATCCGCTGGTATTGTCTTTTCTTATGCCGCAGTTCATGTTGTTTTCGCCGCGCGTTGCTTCGCGCAGGTTCGTCCATGAATTATTCGTAAAGCATCTGTCACGATGATCCACGAATGGCGGACACGTGCCGGTCATGTATATAAAGGCCAAGCGATGCGCTTTGAACATCCTTCCATTTATTTTTATTTGCAGATAGCCTTCGCTATTGCGCGAACCAGCGACATCTCCAGCCTTAACTTTTCTATGCGGCTTAAGCCAGGTGAAAATCCCAGTCTCAGGAGAATAGTTAAGAACAGCGCGCAATTCGGATTGGCTTATTGATCGCCTGAACACTGGATCAGACATTAGCCGTACTCGGTAAAGATTGGCGTTTCGTTGTAATTAGGTAACAACTTTTTTGCCTCAGCACACGCTTTCTGAATATTACCGTAATCGTCTATCTGATCTTCGTAAGCATGTATCAATTTATTCAAAGCTGCGGCTAATTCTTCCGCATTAGCCGGCATTCGCGGTCCCCTCAATCACCACGCCGCGCGCCATCCTGATCGCATCGGCGGCATCAACGAGAGTTTGCGCGGCCTGCTCCATCTTGTGCTTATTCTCTGGCTTATTCTGGATCGCGTGCAACTTTTCCCAGGATTGGAAAAACGCGCGCAATAGTTGCAGTTCCTGCGCGACATCGGCAACTTCGCGCGCTTGCTTCGGGCCGAGTGCGTTGGTTGCCCAGGTCGGAATAAAAAACGGCTCTTCGTTCATGCGGTCGCCTTTGCGTGATTGAGCACATCGCGGCGCAGGGCATACCTGTCGCCAGCGAGGCCGGGAAGCAGAAGGAACGGCAAGTCCTGCGGCGCCCATTCGTAGGTGGCATCATCAACGCGGAACGAATACACGTCCCGATTGATGTCGTAGCGCGCGGGGATCAGGTCCATGCCATCATTCCCATCCAATGAGACGGCAATTCCTCTGCCACTTGCCGCGGCGCAGGTTCGCTGCGCGCAACACTGGGGAATAGTTCGCTCACTGCCCACACGAATGCATCCGCGCGGTTAGGCGATGCCGGTCCGAGATAGCCGCGACTCGTAAAGCCGCACAGTTCCTCTTCGAGTTCGATGAACTGGCCGGCAAAGCGAATCTTTCCCTGTTCGTGCAGCACGCTGACAGGTTCCGCGCGCACCGACTTTCCGCGCGATGCGGTCAGTTTCTTGAACGGTACATTCGGTTTCGCAGCCTGCACCACGAAGCGCACCATCTCGCCACCAAAGTTCGTTTCGGCAACGATCATGTTCGCCATGTGCCTGTCGTAAAGACTCGTCGCCACATCGCCCCAGACTTTGGGGCCGCCCTTCACGCTCGCGTCTTCGAGCAAGTGCGCGTTTCCATCTATGCCCAGGCCGACAGCGACGATGCCGATTTCATCGTTGGCCGCGTTATCCTCGTCGCCACTGCCTGACGGATCAATCGCAACTACGATACGCACCATGCGCGGCAACTCGTCCGATTCCTCGCGCCAGCGCTCGATAATTTCCTCAGTCCATAACGCATCGGGCGCCGAGTCGCCGTACAGTCCATCCAGGAATCTGCGCTTCAAACGCGCCGGCAACTTCTCAAGAGATGCAATGTAATCCGCCGGCAGGTTCTCCAGGTTGTCGCGCGGATTGATCGTCATCTTCGCGTACTCTTCCGCCGCCGGGATTGTCTGCTTCGACTCAGGATCACGGTGCAGGTAGAAAAGCTGGTATGCCCAATGCGATTTGCTCGGGGGATTTTGGTCGTAATACATCTTCAGCGCGAGCGTGCGGATTTCGCCGCCGTGGTTGTATTCGCACTTCTGCGCGAGCCGCGTGACGATCAGATTGCGCGAGTTGTACGGAATCTGCGAGCACTCGTTGAGCAGTATCGTTGCGAATTCCTTGCCGAGAATTTTCTCCGTGCGCTCTTTGTCGTCAATGCCGCCAAGCCATACTTCGCTGCCATTGGGCAGCGGCATGAACCAATCGGACTTGTTAATTTTGCACGGCACCTGCGGGTAACAATCCCGCATCACTTTTGGCAACGTGTCCATGCCTATCGATTCCTTGACGTGGCTGAATCGGAATCGCAGGATTGCATGGCGTGAGCGCGGCGCCTTTATTGCGCGGGTGCAGATTGCGCGAACGAACAGAAATGTTTTTCCAGACCGAGAGCCACCATCAAAAAGAATGTGCCGCGCTGGAGTCTGGAGTAACGCATTGGCTTCCTGCTGTTTAGCAGTCAGTTTCAAAGGCCGGCATCGCTTTGATCGAAGTTCACCATTATCGGCTCGCCGCCAGCGCCGGTGATTTCGGTGCGTGCAAGTTTCGGCACGTGATATTCGATCATGTCGTTGAAGCAACGAAATGCGGCCATCGGTCCTTCTTTTTCCGCGATTTGATCAAGCCATTCTTGACAGCGGTGCGCATTCCCATCAACAAATCTGGCTATCGCTTCCCGCGCATTGATTGTTGCTTTGTTCCTCAAGCCTTTGGGCCTGCCCGGACCTTGCTTTGCCCGTTTTTCCCCTTTTTTAAACCTTCCGTCAGCCATGTGATTTGAATGCGGCTTGCGATTTTGAACGCTTAAGCGGCATTGCGCTGCTCCAGTTCGCGTTCAGCGAGATTGAAGCGCAATGCATCGACAAACTCATGCGGATACTCGCTGCGTTCCTCAATCCAGCAAACGTCAGCTTCAGAAATTATTACGAA